GCCGCTCTTAATCCCTTGAAACACCGCTTCAGCGGCAGGGAAGGTGAGATAGGTGCGGGTGACTTCGAGCGCGGACATTGCCTGCGGGAATTGGCCCAGCAATTCTTGAGGGAGTTCCTCGCGTGGGGCCTCGCGCAGCGCATCCACTGTGGCAATTGGGGGGTTGTAGCTGTCATGCATCCACAGATGGCGGATGCGCTTGCGGCTCTCGGCAATGGTTTTGTTGAACGTGCCCGGCCAGAGTCGGTCGTTTCCGCTGTCGATGTTGCCCATCACCGCGCAATAGCCGGTGACGGTTCGATCTGCGATGGCTTTAACCACTGCGACGGTAGCTTTGAATTCGGACGGTTCGCTCATGGGAAAACAAAAAGAGGGGCAACCCGTTTGGATTGCCCCTCACTGAACTCAGTCAAGGTGCTGATTTACGTGCGAGATTTTACACCTATTTATTTCACTCGTCATGCGATAGGGCAAACGTCTCGTGCTCATCACCCCACGCCAGCGTCAGCGCATCAAACACCATTGGCACTGGCTCCAGTGCAATGTTTGGCGTTTGCGCGTTAGTGGGGAGATAGGCCAGCGTCACATGCGCGGTAAAGCCATGCTCGGTGTTGTGCTCAGCGCCCACCAGTTCCAACGCCTCACACAGTTCGCCTCGTAGCTCACCCAACTCGGCAGAGTCAAACAGCGCCACCAGCGCGTCAACCTCTTCGCCGCTGAACCGCGCAATGCCATTGATGGTGCCTGTGATCCATTCTTGTTTTGCGGCAAACCCAGACAGGATGACGCGCAAGCGATCGCGAACCTCCGGGTCCAGTTCGGTGGTCTTGCCGAGATACGCGAGGGTGATGTGCATGAGTTCGGGCGCGGTAACTACTGTCCCCATTGGCACTGCCGCGTTGGTGATGGAGAGGTTGAGTAGCGCGGATTGCGCGGGTGACAACCACAAGGACACTATGACCCCCGTACTGGCCATATCGGCTTTGATCTCCATCTGCATAGCTGCACTCATCGTCTTGCGCCCTGTGCTCTTGCGTTCACGCTGGTTGGCCAGCGCCTTTTGCAATTCGCCTTCCTGAACAGGGAGCACGGTGCACCGGCAGTTTACTGTTTGATCTGCGCTGCCGTCGGGGTCGCCGGGGAACATCAGCGATTCGCCGCCCACATCGAATGGCTCATCGATGGTCACAATCTGCCCCTGCGCATCTTCGTGATCGGGCCGCGTGCGGTCGTCGTTGGTGGAGAGCCACTGTTTGCCGGGGATTTCGGCCTGCCGTATTGCCTCAAGCCCGCCAGCATTGCTGGAGCGAATGGTCTCGGTGCGTGCAATCATGGTGGCGCGGTAGTCATCCCATTGCGTGTATTGGCCCTTGATCATGTCAGCGAGGTCTGGGATGGATAGACCCTCGTCTTGCGCCTTCTTCAGCATGTCCAGCACAATCACATTGCGCGTGGTGTCGAGCACGCGATCAGCGAACTTGGGGACATAGGTTTTTAGAAACTCATCGACATAGGGGTTTTTGATGTCGAAGCTGATGCCGAAATCAGCGGCGATCTGGTCGCCTTGGTCAGCGATGATGGCTTTAATGAGTGGCTTGAAGGTGGTCACCCATCCGGTCTTGCTATCGGTCAGCGCTGTCTCGATTCCCTTGGCAATGCGCTCAAACTTGCCGTCTGCCTTTTGACCGTTCACCACTTTCAATACGGCTTTCATCTCGACCGCCATCTGCTTTTGCGCGGCATCACGGAATTGCATCTCGTAAGCGCGGGCGATCAGGTCGCGCTTCTTGGCGTGGCGTTTTTTGTATTCGATGGTGAGACGTTCTTCCTCGGCACTCTTCGGGGTAGCCTTTGGCCCAAATACCAGTTGCAAAAACTCTCTGCGCTTTTGTTCATCTGTAATGCTTTTTACATGGTCAATAAGTAAAGACAATCGCTTCTCAACCAATGAGTCTTGAACGGGCGCATTTGGGTCGGGCTTGCCGGGCAATGGCTGCGTTGAGGCAGGCATGCCGCCGAGCAGCGCGCCAAAGCCGCCGCCTCCGCTCACCTCATCAAAGAACACGTCGCCATCCTCGACCACATCGAACCCAGCGAACTTGCGCGCCTCGTTGCGCTTGGCCAATCCATCCTTCCATGCGCCGCGCGCCGCCTCCCATTTCTGCACCATCATGTCTACGTGCGCGGGTACATCAGACAGATCAAACCGCGCTTCGATGTTGTCGCCAAACTCGCCCGACATGGCGAGCTGATACTCGTCTTGGAAATGCTTCCAGCGCGGGGCCATTGTGTCTTGGTTAAACGCAATGCGGGCCTCTTTGTAATTGCTGTAGGTGCTGCGCGACAGGCCAATCATCGCGTTGATCAGGATGGGCGGTGTGCGAAACACCATGCAAATGCGGGCCTCATTGCGCGCATCAAGCACGCTGAAATCCATGTCCTTGAAGTTCATCCCAATCTGCTGATAGTTCGCGTCTGAGTCGAGCACCGCCACTTCGGCCCAATTGGCAAAGCCGCCATACTTCTCTTTCCAGCGCCGACGTAGGTCGCCCACTGCCGCGTCATTGAGCTTGGCCTTAGTCGACAATACGCCTTGCGGCATCGCGCCATTCTGGAAGAATAGCTTGATGAAGTCGGTGGTGCTATTGTCCACATCGACTGCGCGTGAGGCGACCTGCGCAGGCGACCAACCGGTGTAGAGGTTGATGGGGTCGTATTCGGTAAAGGCGATGACATCCTCAGCAGGGAAGACTTCGGTCTTCTCGCCATTCTGGTATTGATACCCGCCAATGAGTGTCTGCCTTGATGGCACAGGCTGCACGCGGTCGGGGCGCAATGGGTAAAGCGCAATCACGCGCCCATTGCGGCTGCGATCTTTCAGCCAGTAGGCGCGGCCTGCTAGATCGCACATCGCACTGGTGGTAACCCAAAAGTCAAATTCGGTCATGACTGAATTGGGGCGCTGGATGAGCTGACGCGCAGCATGTTGGGCCAGTTCACCGCCGCCCTGATCGAAGATGCGCAACGTCGCCGCAGCGGTGGACTCCGCGCGATATCCCACACAGGCGAAGATCAGCTCGTTGCGCCGATAGCCGTGCTGCGCCACAGTGTTGAAGTTGATCGTGCTGTATTGGGGGATCTTGTCTTCCCAAACTGGCACCACCGCCGAGGCATGCTTTTGCGCCATGCCACGAGCGGCGCGGAATGCATATGCTGCAAACTGAAATCGTTGTAGTAGGTTCATAGATAAACTCCGCTGCCGCCGATGCCGCCCCGCTGACCCGCCACAAAGCGCGCTGCTGAGCAGTAGTTTTCAGCATGTGCATAGTGATCGGGTCCGGTCTCGACATATCGCGCAACCATCTCGCCCTGCTTATTGGTCTCTAGCACGCGCACACTCGCCTTTAGATGCGCGTAGTAATCTCGGATATCCGCCGCATTTGCCGGAAGGGTATTCACTGAATCCACGAACATCGCAAAGGTGGTGTCCAGCGTCCGCGTGCGATCTTGCAATACCGTGCCCTCATCGAATTTGATATTGATGGCATCCTTGTCTTTGCTGCCCAGTGCTTGGTTTGGGTAATAGCTCAACCACAGCGTGCCGGGGGGCAATGCCGCCTGCGCCTCACGTGCCTTTGTTGTCTCAGGCAGTGCATCAATCACATCAGTTTGAACTCCAAATCGTCGCATGGTGGGGATAAGCTCGTCCCAGCTCAACTCTCCACACCAAATCTGACGGCGTTCGCCTGTTTCTGGGTTGAATGTGCGGATCACCGAATGCAACACGCGCCCAACGTCAATACCCATCACAGGGGCGGACTTGTATGCCTCAGCATCAACTGCGTTGCGCGGGGGAACGCCGTGCACATAGTCGCGCCGACAGACATTGAGCACCTCATCAGTAAGCTGCCCCCCGCGCGGGGTATATGGCTCACCAAGGTCTTGGTTGTATGCCTCCCGCCGTTTGGTTTCGTCGGTGGTTTGTAGCGCTTTGATCAGGCCATCAAGAGACGCAGCTCCGCTGAATAGTTTAGTGACATGAAAGCCAACTGTTTCGCGCGATGGATAGATGGCAACCCACTCGCCAGTGCCAAGACGGTCGATCTCTCGTCCACACTTGCGGCATGCAGCAAATGCCCCATGCTGGTTTTTGTGCCATCGTGTGGGCCGGTCAAGTGCGTCGCGCTCAATAACGACATCGTTGATGGTGATGGTTTGTCGATTGCCACAACGCCCACATTGCACATGCCACTCGCGCTGGTCACTATGTAGCCATTCCGCATGGATGCCACGTTCGGGATAGGTTGGGGTGCTGATGGCGCGTTCTTCGGCAATCATGCTATGCCCAAGACGCTTGCGGGCGATGGAGGGGGCGCGCGGGTCCATCTCGTCCAATTCATCCAATATCAGTACATCTGCGTCAATGGATTTAAGTTGTGGGGCCAATCCGCTGGGCTTGACCACCGCCCCACGAAAATACAAAAAGCGATTGCGAATGCGCTTCAGCGTAACGCGATCTGCGCCGCGCTTCCCCTCCCCCCCGCCACCTTCAACCACAATCTGATTTAGGTAGTCGCTGGCCTCAATGGCTGGACCAAGGCGCGCCGAGGAGAAGTCGCTGACCAGTGCATCATTAGGGAATGTATAGAGCACGTTGGCGCGGCGCTGGTCGCAGGCGTGCAGGGCATAACTCAACAGGTATTCACTGATACCCATCTGCCCAGACTTGTAGACAATCATGCGGCGTGCCTGTGCCTCATAGATACCCGCCAAATATGGGTGTGAGGCAAGACTAAAGGGCCGATCTGGTATCAGCATCGGCCTGTTTTGCAACGTCCAATTGAGCAATGGCAGCGGCTTATTCGCTGCTGCTTGCTTCGCCTGTGCTTCCCGCAGGATCCGCGCCGGGTCCATCCCCCGTCGCTTCGCCTCCATCAGCACCAGCGCCTTCCGCTGCAAATAATTCCTCGATGAGTTTGGCGATATCGTCATCTTTCATGTCGCCGAACAAAACGTCCAGCGTCTGTTTCACTGTTCCCTCAACACGATCGGTAATCTCTTTGATGAGTGTTGGGTTGCCATCCATTACCGCTTTTTTGAACGCCTCCAGCGCTAATATCTGCGCGCCTGTCATCCCTGTTTTCGGGTCTATGGCAGCCAGAATCTCGTTGTAAGCCTCGGTAATAGGCTTGCGCTTGGGCCTCCCACCGGGGTTGCCGGACTGCCCAGTACGCCAACGGAATGGCTCAAGCGTCTGAATTCGTCGACGGCGGCCCTCGCTGTTCTTATCGCTGTTCTGAGCGTTCTTACCCACTCTGCGTCACCGCCTCCAGCACCTGTAAACTTCCCCGCGCGACGACCGCCTCAAAACCGTCGCTGAACTTGACTTTCAGGTCGCAAATCAGCGGCGTGGCCTTGTTTGCTTGAGTGCTGGCCACATCGGCTACCTTCACCGTCAACACATTGAGCGAGCGGGCAATGCCGCCCGTGCTCAGCTTGACCTGAAACACCGCTGCACCATCCGCATCGCTCACCGACTTCTTGCCGGTGAACCACGCCTCGGCCACAGTTGTGCCATCGATGGCGGCCCCGGCTTCATCCTTCAGCGCCGCTTCAAACTGGATTGAGTTGCCCCATACAACAGGGCTTAAGTTCAACTTCTCCATCAACAACACTCCTCCGTGATATCTGCCGCAATCTCTCGCTGAGATTGAGTTGTGGCGACCTCTCGCTGGGCGATGCCCGCCGTGACCATGCGCGGGGCGATGGTCACGATTTGGACACGCTGGCCCACCGTGGCCCCCGCGTCGCGCTGGGCGATGTCTACACAAATGATGCGCGCCTCCCCGGGCACATGGATATCGGCGGCGCTCGCCAATGATGCGTCACCAAGCGTCACCAACAACACCGCGTTTATGGTTGTGTCGCTGGCACTAGCAAGCGTTACCGCGCCAAAAGTCGCAGCGAGCGACGCGGCAACCGTCACCGACGCAGCGCCACTCAATACGGTCGGTTGTAGCGTCGTGGCAACATCCGCACTAATTACGGACTGAGAAGACGACGAAAGCCCAGTGCCTTCAAGAGTGACCAATACTGAACCGGTCAACAATACGACTGCATTGCTGGATAAGGCGGCACTCTGGCGGGGACGGTCGCAGTAGCCGAGACCAACGTTGGGGCCAATGCCACAGACAGTGACGCGCTAACAATGACAGCAGACTGGGAGGATAGCGACGCGATGTCTAAAGATACCGAAACACTGCCGACTACAGCAGTAGTGGCTGCCCCGGTGATACCGAGTGCGTCTAGTGTTTTCGATAGGCTGGCAGAGATAATTGTCGCGGCTGTGCCTGATAGCGCCACCGCGCCCAATGTTGCGCTGAGATTTGCTGTGTTGGCTGACACTGCCGTTGATGAAAGCGTGGCCGCACC